GATCGGTTCGACCCTCCGTATCCGTCTGCCCGACCGCGCTCTGGTCACCGACGGTGCAGCCCTTCAGGTTCAGGATGACAACGAGCAGTTCACCACGCTCTCTGTCAACAACCAGAAGCACATCGGCGTGAACTTCACGTCGGCCGAACTGACCATGCAGCTTGACGATTTCGCGGATCGTGTTCTGAAGCCGCGTATCTCGCAGCTTGCAGCGTCCATCGACGCTGACGTTGCCAGCGCCTACAAGGGCATCTTCTCGACCGTCGGCACTCCCGGCACGACCCCGGCCACTTCGCTTGTCCTGCTTCAGGCCCAGCAGAAGCTGAACGAGTACGCTGCCATGATGCCGAGCCGCTACGCGACCGTTAACCCGGCCGCCAACGCTGGCCTTGTCGAAGGCATGAAGGGCCTCTTCAACCCGGTTGACACCATTTCCCGCCAGTTCAAGAACGGCATGATGGGCGAAGGTGTTCTCGGCTACGAAGAGATCAACATGTCGCAGTCGATCAAGCAGCACACCACGGGCACCCGCGCAGCCACGGGCGCCACGGTCAACGGCAACGCCTCGGAAGGCGCGACGACCATCACCCTCGCCAGCGCTGGTAACGCGCTGACGTTCACGGTGGGCGACGTGTTTACGGTGGCCGATTGCTTCTCCGTCAACCCGCAGACCCGCGAAAGCACGGGTTCGCTCCAGCAGTTCGTTGTGACGGCCGCCAATACCTCGACCTCGGGCGGCGCTGTGACGCTGGCTGTCTCGCCGGCGCTCTACTCGCCGTCGAACGCTCTGGCTACGGTCAGCACCCTCACCATCACTGGTAAGGCTGTGGTGTTCGTCGGCGCGGCTTCGACCTCCTACCCGCAGAACCTGATCTACCATAAGGACGCAATCTCGTTTGCCACGGCTGACCTGCTCATGCCGAGTGGCGTCGATATGGCGTCCCGCCAGGTTCACAACGGCATCTCGATGCGAATTGTGCGCCAGTACGACATCAACAATGACCGCCTGCCTTGCCGCATCGACGTGCTGTATGGCTATTCCGTCATCCGCCCGCAGATGGCTTGCCGTCTCTGGGGTTAACAAGTTAAAGATAGGAGAATACGACAATGGCTATTCCTAGCGTAGGCGGCGGCTATCAGTTCAACGACGGCAACCTTAACGAAGTTAAGATTTCCGTCGCTGCGGCCCCCACAACTGCCGTAGACAGCGCGACGCTGACTGCGGCCCAGTTGGTCAACGGCATCATCCTTGGCTCTCCGACGACCACGGCGGCGTACACGCTGCCGCTGGCCTCGGACCTTGATGCGCTGCTGACGAACTCCAAGGTCGGCTCGACCTTCGATCTCCGCGTCATCAACGTCACCGGCTCTGGCGTCATCACCATGACGACCAACACCGGCTGGACGATTGGTTCAAGCGGTTCGCAGGGTCTGATGACCGTCGCGGCCACGGCCGGCACGGTTCGCGCCTTCCGCGCGCGTCGTCTGGGCGACAGCTCTTGGGCACTGTACGCCATCTCGTAAGCAACACGGCCCCCGCTTCGGCGGGGGTCTAACCCTTTAAGGAGGCATACATGCCGAATACCAAGCCTATTGGTGTCGCTTACGCAGATCCTGAACTGGTCGCTGGTACGACCATTACGGGCGCCGTTATCGACGCTACCTCCTGCACCGCCTCGAACATTGTTCAGGGGGCATCTTCGCAGGTGCAGGGCGCCACGATTGCCACCACTGGCAACTCTGACGCCTATGTTGTCGTTCCGTTTACTGGAGTGTTGAGCGCCGTAATCTTTTCCGGCGTTGATGCTTTGGCGGCAAACGACACCAACTACATTACGTTCTCCATCACGGACCTCGGCCAGGCTGGCTCGGACAGCACCGCACTTCTTGCTGCAACCGACGCCAACACGACCAAGGCCACGGGTGGCGCTGCGCTGACTGCCAATGCGCGCCGCAACCTGACGCTTACGGGTACCACGGCTAGTCTTGCCGTTACTCGTGGCGACCGTTTGCGTATTCGTGCGGCGGCTACGGGCACGCTGGCCAATACTGTGACCTTCCCGGTCTACACGTTTATCTGGGCCACGGCATAACCTTGCGGGCGGTCTTCGGGCCGCCCGTTAACCTATAGGGCACACATGACCACAATTTATCTTATGCACCCCAAACACGGCGTCAAAGTCGCGACTATGGAAGCAGAAGCGCAGTACGACGAGATGAACGGGTGGCGCCGGTTTGAACTGGAAGACCTTCAGGACGACGAGGTTTTAGAGCCCGACGTGATCTTGCCAGATGCCGAGGTTGAGGATAACGTGATGGCTGAGGCTCCGCGTCGTCGCGGTCGCCCCCGGAAGGACGATTAGCATGACTACGGCTGGCGACATCATCAACGGTTCATTGCGGCTTATTGGTGTTCTGGCAGAAGGGTAAACCCCATCTTCCGAAACCGCGCAAGACGCACTCGTTGCTATGAACCAGATGATCGACAGTTGGAACACTGAACGACTGTCGGTTTTTTCAACCATAGATCAAGTTGAAACCTGGCCGCCGGGGTCACGTTCGCGCACGTTTGGCCCGACAGGCGACATTGTCGGCAGCCGCCCCATCCTGATTGACGACAGCACCTACTTCCGCGACCCGGCTAACGGCATCTCGTTTGGCTTGAAACTCATTAACCAGCAGCAGTACAACGGCATCGCGGTCAAGACCGTGACCAGCACTTATCCGCAGGTGCTGTGGGTCAACATGACGTACCCCAACATCGAGATGTACGTCTACCCGGTGCCGACGAAAGTTCTTGAGTTCCACATCGTATCGGTGCAGGAACTGTCCCAGCCGGCCAATCTTGCCACCGATCTGGCTTTTCCGCCCGGCTACCTGCGCGCGTTCCGGTACAATCTGGCCTGCGAATTGGCCCCGGAGTTCGGTGTAGAGCCATCACGCCAGGTGCAACGCATCGCCATGACGTCCAAGCGCAACCTGAAGCGCATCAACAATCCCGACGACATCATGGCGTTGCCTTACAGCCTTGTTGCCACTAGGCAGCGGTTCAACATATTCGCTGGAAATTACTGAGGTAAATCATGTCCACTGTCGCCATCTCACAACTCCCCGCTGCTACATCCGCCGCGCCCACGGATGAAATTCCGATTGTGCAGGGCGGCACCACTAAAAAGCTCACTAACGCGCTCTTGTTTACGGGCGCAACGTTTGTAACGCCTAATATCGGCACACCTACCGCAGGTTCGTTAGCGAATTGTACGGGGCTTCCGATTGTCAACGGAACTACGGGCACGCTATCCGTTGCGCGCGGCGGCACGGGCGTGACCACGTCAACGGGTTCTGGCAACGTTGTTTTGTCTAACAGCCCTAGCCTTGCCACGCCTACGATTGGCGTTGCCACAGCTACGTCTATTAACAGGGTCGTCATTACGTCCCCCGCAACCGCTGCCACCATTACGATTGCAGATAACAAAACGCTGACGGTTAACAACTCCATCACCTTTGCGGGTTCCGACAGCACCACGATGACTTTTCCATCGTCTAGTGCTGCTATTGCGCGGACAGACGCAGCGCAGGCGTTTACGGGCGCGCAGACGTTTAACGGACCCGTGATCGAAGCTGTGCAGGCGCTGTCTGGCGCGGGCGCAGTTAATATTACGCAGCCCGCCACCAAGTTCACGTCCACGGCTACCGGCAACGCATTAACATTGGCGGACAGCGTTGAAGGCCAGCTTAAAACCATCGTGTATGTTGCAGAAGCGGCGGCCGGCGATACAGGCGTTTTGACGCCGACTAATCTTGGTGCCGGTACGACTATTACCTTCAATGCTGTAGGAGATGCTTGCATTCTTCAGTTTTTGGGTACTGAATGGTGGGCGATTTCACTTCGCGGTGCGGTATTGGCCTAAATCATGCAGACGCCGATCCTTGGTTCAGCGTACACGGCCCGCAGCGTAAACGCTGCGGATAACCGCATGGTGAACATGTTCCCTGAAGTTGTGCCGGAAGGGGGCAAGCAGCCTGCTTTTCTTCAGCGGGCGCCGGGGCTATCGCTTCGCGCTACTGTTGGTGCGGGGCCTATCCGGGGTCTGTGGGAACACGCATCGTATTTGTATGTTGTTTCCGGCGATACTTTTTACAAAGTGTCGTCTTCTTATGTTGCGACAGCTAAAGGCACAGTTGCGGGTACAGGCCCGGTGTCTATGGCGGACAACGGCACGCAGATCATGATAGCCGCCGATCCGTCGGGGTATATCTATAACACTGCGACGGACGTGTTTGCGCCGATTGCCGATCCTGATTTTCCTGGCGCGTCGGTTGTTGACTATCTGGATGGGTACTTTGTATTCATTGAACCCAACAGCCAGCGCATCTGGGTGACGGCGCTTCTTGACGGCACCAGCGTTGACCCTCTGGATTTTGTGAGCGCGGAAGGCGACCCGGACGACATTATCAGCATGATCGTTGACCACCGCGAAGTGTGGTTGTTTGGGCGCAACTCCACCGAAGTCTGGTACAACGCCGGGCTGTCCGACTTTCCGCTGGTCCGCATCCAAGGCGCGTTCAACGAACTAGGCTGCGCCGCGCGCTACAGCACCGCCAAGATGAACAATCAGGTTTACTGGCTGGGCAAAGACCCGCGCGGGCAGGGTATTGTTTATGTGGCGAACGGATACCAAGGCCAGCGCATTTCGACGCACGCGGTTGAATGGCAGATCCAGCAGTACGGCACGTTGTCCGACGCCATTGGTTTTACTTACCAACAGGACGGCCACTCGTTTTACGTGTTGGTGTTTCCTTCAGTAGGCAAAACTTGGGTGTATGATGCCTCGACAGGCGCGTGGCACGAACGCGCGGGTTGGGATAATCAGTGGACGCGCTACCGGCCTCAAGCGCAGGTATTTTATAACAACGAAAATCTTGTCGGCGATTACGAAAACGGTAACTTGTACGCCCTTGATTTGGACGATTACAAGTACAACGGCGAAACGCAACGATGGCTGCGGTCGTGGCGCGCGTTGCCAACGGGGCAAAACACGTTGCGCCGCACCGCGCAACACTCATTGCAGTTGGATTGCGAAACAGGTGTCGGGCTTGCGCAGTACCCAGGTTATGACGCCGAAGATTTAACGGCGGAAAACGGCGATATTCTTTTGGCTGAGTACGCGCAGAATGACCTCGTAACTGAAAGTGGCGAACTCCTTACGACCGAAGCCAGCGATAGTTTTGAAATTCTTGTAGACGTGCCTAACCCGCCGTATTTGTTTGTTCCGCCTGTTTTCCTGACTACAACGGAATACCCTGCGGCACCGGGCTACGATCCGCAGGTCATGTTGCGCTGGTCGGATGATGGCGGCCACACATGGTCAAACGAACATTGGCGCTCGATGGGCAAGATTGGCGAATACGGTTACCGCACCATCTGGCGCCGTCTTGGAATGACCATGAAGATCCGCGACCGCGTGTATGAGGTATCCGGCACTGACCCCGTGAAACTGGCCATCATGGGGGCAGAACTGCAGATCAGCGGTACAAATGCCTAACATCACGAACATCACGCCGCCGCGCGTACCGCTGATGGACCCTAGAAACGGGTTGATCTCGCGCGAATGGTATCTGTTCTTTCTGAGCTTGTTCAACCAGACGGGCGGCAGCCTTGTGTCTTTGGAAGACATCCAAAAAGGGCCGCCGACGCAAGACTTGGACATCAGCGCGCTGCTGGCGCAGGCGTCGCTGAACGCTGAGAGTTCGTCCGCCCTGCTGTCGCAGTACGCCACGCTCGCTAACGACGTGCAGGCGCTGGCCTTGGGGCCGGCCGACACGCCGCAACTACCGCGTCTGCGGTACGGGTCGTTCTACGACACGACCGACCAGACCGCTGCCGTGATCAACACGGCTTACGCCATGACGTTCAATTCGACGGACCTGTCTCAGGGGGTTTACCTCGGGTCGCCGACGTCGCGGGTGTACGTGGACACGCACAACGTCTACAACATCCAGTTCTCGGCGCAGTTGGTTAACACAGCGGGCGGCACGCACAACACGTGGATCTGGCTGCGCAAAAACGGCACAAACGTGGCAAACTCGGCCACGACGTTGCGTCTTCAGGGCAACAACGCCGAGGAAGTCGCTGCGTGGAACTTCCTGCTTGAGATGAACGCAGGCGACTATTTTGAACTTATGTGGGAGGTGTCGAACTTGGCCGTGTCGCTGTTAGCCGACCCCGCGTCGGCTGTCCACCCCGCCATCCCGTCCATCATCCTCACCGTCACTGACAACATCAGCGCTTAGGAGGTCATCGTGACCGTTACAGTAACAACGCTTGTTCCCGCACAGACCGCCAACAATACGCAGTCAACCGTCTACACCGCAACCGGCGTCACGGCGATCATTGACAAGTTCACCGCCACCAACTACAGCGCCGCCGTCGCCACGATCAGCGTCAACCTGGTTAACCCCGGCGGCACGGCCAGTAACGACGATTTGATCGTCAAGACCAAGACGTTGCAGGCGGGCGAGACGTACACCTTCCCCGAACTGGTCGGGCATGTGCTGCGGCCGTCCGGGTTCATCTCGACCCTTGCGGGCACGGCGAGCGCCATCAACATCCGGGTGTCCGGCCGTGAGGTGACGTAGTGATCGAGGTGCGCCGCGCAGTGGTTGACGACTTGCCGTCATGTCTTGACATGACGGCACGCTTTCACGCCGCGTCGCCTATCGCTAAGATTGCACCGTTTGACGAAGACGGCATGGCTAATACGTTGCGCACGATGTTTGACGACGACCGCAGCGGTGTGTGGCTGGCCTTGCGCGACGAACAGCCTGTCGGCATTGCCGGCGCGCTGTTGTACCCGCTGTATTTCAGCCCGTCGAATAGCGTGGCGCAGGAACTGTTCTGGTGGTTGGACCCAGCGGCGCGGGGCTGCGGGGCGGGCAAAAGCCTATTTCAAAGCGTGCAGAATTGGGCTAAGGACAAGGGTGCCGCAGCCGTGTTCATGATTGCTTTGGATGACAACCGCGTGAGTAAGACAGACAAATTTTACAGGCGGGCCGGGTTTGAACCGCTGGAAC